GTCTCGGCCGCGAAACGATCACGGCCGCGACGACTCTCTACCAAGCCGGCGCCAAGGGTGTTGACGAGTGGACTACCGCTGTCGATGACTCAGGGTTCGCGGCCGAGACCGCTCGGGCTCGCCTCGACAACCTCAAGGGCGACATCGAAGCACTGGGGGGTGCGTTCGACACTGCTCTGATTCAGACCGGCTCGGCTGGGAACGACGTTCTGCGTTTCATGGCTGAGTCGCTTACTAATCTCATTGATCTCTACAACGCTGCACCGGAACCGGTCAAGGCGGTTGCTCTGGCAACGGGCACCCTGGCTGCTGCTGCTCTGCTCGCTGGCGGTGCGTTCTTTGTGGGCGCCCCGAAGGCTGCACAGTTCAGCGCTGCCCTCGCAACGATGGGGCCAAGCGCGCAGAGGGCTGGCGCGATGCTCACGGCATCTGCTGGTCCGATCGGGCTGGCGTTTGCTGCTGCGGGCATCGCTATTGCGATCTTCGCTGGACAGCAGGCCGAAGCGAAGGCTCGCACGGATGCGTTCACGGACACGATCGACAAGCAGACAGGCACGATAACCAAGGCCACCCGCGAGATGGTCAAGGAGAATCTGGCCGCCGAGCGTTCGTGGGCATGGCTTACTAACGCATTCTCTGGGTCCACGTATGACGCCGCGGAACAGCTCGGATTGGGCATCGATGTAGTGACGGATGCCGCATCGGGAAACCTTGAAGCCCTCGAATTTTTGAACAAGGAAACTGGCAACTTCACTAGGGGGGGCGCCGAAGCTAAGAAGCGGATGGATGAACTTGGTCTAAGTTCCGCCGATTATTTCAAGGCTACCGAGGCTGTACGCAACGGCGTAAAGGGCCAGTCTGATTCGATCGAAGAGGCGATCCGAATCACGAAGCAGAAAGAGGTCGCTGACGATGAAGCGGCCGAGGCTGCAGAGGTTCACACTGCAGCGTTGGACACGCTCAAGGGCAAGTCTGACGAGACAAAGGACAGCATCTCTGAGCTGGCCGAGCAGATCCGCGGGTTCGGATCAGCAACGCTATCCACCAGGGATGCCGCTCGCAATCTGGAAGAAGCTTACGACGCGCTCACGGAATCAGTCAAAGACAACGGAACAAGCCTCGACATCACTGACGAGAAGGGCCGCGCGAATCAGGCGACTATCGACGCCATCGCCAAGGCAACTCTCGAGTCTGCCGCTGCTGACTACGAGAAGTCCGGCAGCCAAGAGAGCGCGAACGGGATAATCGCGGCCGGTCGTGAGGAGCTAATCAAACAGCTTGCGCAGTTCGGCATCACTGGCGAAGCTGCGGACGCTTATGTCGATGAGCTGGGTTTGATTCCGGCGAACATTGACACTGCGGTGGCGTTGCATGCCGCCGAGGCTCAGGCCGCGTTGGATAAGTTCCTGCGCGACTTGAACAACATTCCCGGTCAGCGTGACGTGGTTATCAATGAGGTCATAAAGCAGACCGGTGCCGCACGTGGTGCGGTTGGGGCCGCGTACAGGGCATCTGGTGGCGCGATTTACGGCCCTGGAACTGGCACGTCTGACTCGATCCCTGCGCGGCTTTCGAATGGTGAGCACGTGTTCACCGCGTCCGACGTGGATGCGATGGGCGGGCAGCAGGGTGTCTACGCGTTCCGCGAATCCTTGCACAGAGGATACGCAACCGGCGGCGCGGTCGGCTATGCCACCGCCCCGCGCTACGTCCAGTCAGATCGCCGCGACAGTCGACCGTCAACCACTGTGCAGGCGGGCGCGACGATCACGAACAACCAGACGATTCAGGGCGGCGGTGCGTCTGCGTCTGAGATCGCGTCGATTGCTAATGCTCAACTCAATTGGAACCTTAGGGGGATGCTGTGACGCTCGATGTGCGTATTGCTGGTTTGACCTTTTCGGGCGGGCTGGGCGATGAAGGGTTTTTCATTCGTGAGTGGTCGGGCTGGTTGGGCGGTGTCGATCCTAAGACGGATTCGGTTGCTCGTCCTCAGGCTGATGGCGACTTTGATATTCCGGGTTTTTTGGAGCCGCGCATTCTGACTTTGACGGGTCGGTGTCATGCACGGTCTGCGGAGTATTTGGACCAGTACGCGTCGCGCTTGTCCGGGCTGTTCGGCTCGGGCAAGTTGCAGCGCGTGGTCGTGGACGGTCCGGGTGGTACGCAGTGGGCTGACGGTCGACGTGCTGGGTCTGAGTTCGAGATCGAACTCTGGGGGGCGTATGCGGCATATCAGCTTGTCGTGAAGTTCCCCAACCCCCGCAAGTTCGGCGAGTCGCGCACGTTCACCGGCACTGCTCCTGTCGCGTTCCATTACGGCAACTTCGCAGCGACTCCAATCCTGACGGTGACCGGCTCAATGTCCGGCTACACCATCGTCGGTCCAACCGGCAACTTCACGGTAACTCGCGCGGTCGTATCCGGCACCCCGCACGTCATCGACATGGCGACTGGGGCGCTCACTGTCGGCGGCGTGCAGGTGTTCGGCGCGGTCACGTCGGCGGCACTGTGGAGCATTCCTGGTGGCGCTCAGGTCACACACACGCTGGTCCCTGCATCTGGTTCTGGCTCGCTAGCCGTCAAGGTATTGGACACGTTCATATGAGCTGGACGTATGAGATTGTCGATACCCGCACAGGGGTTCGGCAGTCGGTGGTGTTTCCGTCGTCGGGTTCGTGGAATCGCGTACTGAACGCGCAAGGGTCGGGGTCGCACAGTTTCCCCAATGCGATCCCGATCGCGTCTCGTGCTGCATACCGGACGCTGTTCCGGCCGTGGGCTCGCACTCTAGTTGTATCCCGAAATGGTGTCGCACGTTACGCGGGCATCATCACCGGGTACAGCTTCGACTGGGACTCGGGCATGTGGCAGATTCAGCACGCCGACATTCGCGCATTGCTCGCACGCCGCTACACGATGGGAACGAATGGTTACTCCGGCGACACTGCGGATAACAAGCTCGAGCTGATCAACTACACGCTGGCATCGATTGTTCCTTGGGTGGTCTGGGCTGGTACCGCTGGCCCGACCGCGAATTACGACTTGCCAATTTTGCTCGCTGACGGCGGCGCGGTTGGTACTGAGTCGCGCACGTATTACGACTACAACTTCACCACGCTTGATAGTGCGCTCGATGAGATTACAAATCTTGGCCCGGATGTCGATTTCGCCCCGCGCTGGAACACTTCGGGCGCTCTCTACTACCAGCAGATCGTCGGTATGCCGCTGATCGCTGCGGGCACGTGGGAGTGGAATCTGACGGCCGCTGAACCGGGGCTGTTCGGGGTCAGGGTGACCGTCAACGCGACCAAGCAGGCAACGGTGGTCTTCGCCACTGGCACCGGCTCAGAAGTCGACATGCAGGTGAAGACAGCTCGCACGGATTCCGACCTGCCCGCGCTGGAACGACAATCACCGTACAAGGGCGCGGATCACGGACTGCCCGCGCTTCAAGCTCACGCGAACGCCGACCTCGCCCTGTACTCCAAGCCGACCGAGCAATGGTCTTTGTCCATGCTCGCCGGCGAAGGTCCACGGATCGAGAACGTCGACCTGGGATTCACGGCCCGTATCTGGTCTAAGGATCTCGGCGGCATTCCTGACGGCTGGACCTCGCTGCGACTCATCGGCTACTCAAACGATATGAGCGAAAAGATCACGTTCGACGTGCAACCGATTGGAGCATGATGGCCCGCATTGACAACCTGAACGAGCCCGAGATGGCGCAGGTTCTGCGGCGACTGAAAGCGCTTGAAACGGCGGCTCCACTGGGCCGTTCAGCGATCTCACGGGGCGCCCTCCGCATCCTGTCACCTGAGGGTTTGATCGTCAAAGGTTCCGCCTCGGTGACTGGTGTCTTGAAGGGTGTCGGCTCACTCCTGTGGGATGGAATCGTGACGCTGACAAGCACCTTCACCGCAAAGGGCACGGCTCTTTTCACGGGCTTATTCACGGCACGCGGAACCACCCGCTTCGAAGGTGACACCACGCAGGTCGGTCCGTTCCATGTGACCGGGGCGACAGACATCACTGGTGCGCTCACTGCTAAGGGTATGACGCGCTTCGAGGGTGACACGACGCAGGTCGGCGCGCACCACGTGCAGGGCAATCAGGACATCACCGGGACGCTAGCAGTGAAGGGCGCGACGACGCTCGAGGCGCTCATCACGCTGATGAACAACATGATCGTGAACAGTGGCGGCAAGATTACTATTGACGGCTCCGCACCCTTGACGCTCGGAATCGGCCCGAATGGATTGCCGGCCATGTTCTTTTCGAGCGGTTCGTCAATCGAGGGCACAGCAACGGGCGCGCGAATGGTTAGCAGCGGATCGCCCTACGTCGAGGCCAGTTCAAACAGCGCGCGGATCGTATCTGGCAGCTTCTTCGTCAGCGCAAGTATTACAGGTATCGACATGGGTGGCTTGCAGCCGAAAGCCGGAGCGGGCGCGAACCTCCACATTGACTCTGCGGGCAAGCTCTGGAGAACGAGCTAACTAGGGCAGAGAATGCTCATTGAGTAGCCGACCGCGTTGCGATTGTTGAGAACCGCGTCCGGGTTGTCGCCGCTCACAACGGTAATCTCCTCTGGCACGCTACCTCCGGCCATCTGTTGACAAGCGAGCGCACCTGCACCGAGCAGCTGTGAATCGGCAGGCATCTCACCTTGCCAGACCGACTCCATGCTCGCGATATACCACGCCTCGGCGCTCGAGAATCCGGCTTCACCCCATGGGGTCATCGGATCGGGGGCTGGTGCTGACTCCATCTCAATCGGCGCGGCGGTCGAAACTTCGCTGGCCTCCGCGCTCGCCGCAGCCTCAACCGGCGCACTCTCTACAACCGGCTCAGCCGCCGCACTGCATCCGCTCATCACAAGCACAACACCAACGGCCAGAACAGTCCCCCATTTTTTAAACATGGCCGCAGCCTATACCACCGCGCACTCACCCGCGCATTTCCTTCTACCCCCTTGGAGGGCATATGTCAGTCATTTCTGGCAATTATACCGACCTAGCATCTTTCAGCATGGGCATCTGGCAATCGACAATCACGTTCAAGTTGTCCGAATCGGCGACGCAAGTGTCAACTGCCACTCGACTCGTATCGTCTGCTAGGACGCACAGCGCAAACGTTGACCTCCTGACGGGTGACTGGACAATGCCCATCATCTCCACGGAGACGATGGCGCAAGATCGCTGGTACACGGTTTCAGGGACTTCACTCGACTCAGAGATAGGGATGCCCCGGGTAGATTATTTCCCCTTCAAGATCCGCATTCCAGAGGGTATCTGGAAGTTCACCGACCTCGTGCGCGATTGGAGCAGCCCTCTCGCTGTCGCTATCACCACGGGCATACCTGACCCGTTTACCGCCTACGTTCTCGACCCGTTCACCGGTGATCTCTTCCGAAAGAAGGCATGAATATGACAATCTACAAAGACTACGAACTGATCGCCAACATCAAGGGACCCGGGGGTCCAATCGGGCCGCAAGGACTTCCAGGTGTCAACGCGGTTGCGAACGACACTGCAACAGCCGGCTATATCAGCACCACCGGAACCTCGGAGACGAAGACGGCACTAGGCGCTGTGGTCAAGACATCCCGCGTCGCAGCACGGTCTGAGGAAGTCAACCGCGCGAATGCCGCGTATGCTGTGGGTTCCGCAGCCACAGGAATGCCCTCACCGGCTGGCGGTCCGGCATACTCGGGCGTTCCGGGCGTCGAGTTCCGCGCTAGTGGCACGTTCGCTCTAACAACGGGGAGCGTCCAGTATTATCCGTTCGAGGTCACAGCGTCTCTCCGGCTGGACAACTTCACCCTTGAGGTGACTGCTGGCCCTGCCTCTGCTGCGGTGCTGAACGTTGCTATCTATTCAGCTGATGGTTTCGGGCAACCTCTTACGATTATCCAACACCGAGAGATTGCGATCGGTGTCAGTGCGACCGGTGTTTTCACTGCCACATTCTCCGCTCCGAAGTTCCTGCAAAAGGGCAACTACCTCGCAGCGATCGCAACAGACCGAGCGATGACGTTGCGCTCCTACGTTGGCGGCGCGGCTTACACGGGTACTGGTGCTGTTTCCGGCGCGCTGACAACGTATTTCAACGCCGCCGCCTCCTACACGTACCCCCCTGCAAAGATCGCGCCACGGTGGACAACCGTGGGCTCGAGCGCAACGGGCGCGTTCCATGTTGTGATGTTCCAGTGGGTGCGTCCGGCCGCCAGCATTGCCCTCGACTCTTTATACCTACTTCCCGGACGGCAGCTTATCAAGGGCTCCAACGTGGTGCTCGTAGATCAGAGCTGGGCCACGTTCTGGCAAGTGTGGGACTGGGAGGGTCGCATCAAGTGGCAGATCGATCTTGCCAAATCAATCGGCGCGAACACCGTCCGCATCTTCGGAAACGTTGACGGCGTGATCAATGGCATGTTCACAACTGCAGAATACCGTGTGAAGTGGCGGCAGGCGATCGACTACTGCGCAAGCATCGGGCTGTACGTCTACGTGTGCGGTGGCGACGCAACCTCGCACCCCATAGCAGATATAACGGCTGTACTTGTCGAGCTGGGCAAGGAGATCAACGGCGACAAGAACGTCATCGGCTGGGATGTCCTCCAGGAGAACTACTTCTTCGCCAACGACAACAAGGCGACAATCGTCCCTGCGCTGCGTGCCGTGTGTGACCGGAAGATAACGTTCTCCTTCACCTCGGGAGTTACGTTTGCGGCGGACACTTCGGGAAGGTTCGCCCGTGACCAGCTGCGTGACTGGGTGGACTTCTACGACTACCACGCCTACTGGGACGTTACCCCCGCAGACGTTGACTCATACTGGTCCGAGGGTGAGGACAAGCCCCTAGTCTTCGGCGAATTCAGCGCCACGCCGGGAAACATGACGGCACAGGTGGCGCGGTATGAAACGGTGCGTGCATCCATCGCCTACACCCGCATCGACGGGCGGCACGTAGCCGGCGGCCTGTCGTGGGCGATCGCCGACCAGGAGGCTGTCGATCCGGCCAAGCATTACGGCATGTGGGCAAATGACGGAACGCCGCGGGTGGAACTCATCGAGAAGTTCAAACAGTTCCCGACCGCGCGCTCTGTGACGGCGCTCAACTAACGCAACCCATTCGAGCGGGAGTCCTTCGGGGCTCCCGCTTTCGCGTACCAGGAAGGAACCATGAGCCTCACTCACCGCCCATCCAAGGGCAACCTGATCCGGGCATTCAAGGCCGACCCTGTACCCGGCGTGTCCACCATCGTGCATCTCGGCGAGGACTACGGATGGGGCAACGGATACGAGGTGTACGCGGCTGCATCAGGCCGGGTGTCATCGTTGCGCTGGTCCGCGACCACGAAGACCAATCGCAGGTCGGGTGGATACGGCAACTATTTCATCATCGACCACGGCAACGGGCTTACGACGCTCTACGCCCACCAGCCGAACACCCCGATGCTCGTCACGCTCGGGCAGCACGTCGACGGCGGGCAGCACGTCGGCACCAAGGGCAACACCGGCAACGCGGCAGGAGCCCACCTGCACTTCGAAGCGCGCATCAAAGGCGTACCGGTCAACCCACGCAGGCAGTACAAAGCAGGGCCCGCTCTCGCAACACTCGCAGCAACCACACTCACCGCAGTCACCTCGAAAGGCTCACGCATGAAACCGTTCATCCTCTTCGGCTCCGAAACAGGGCAGGACTTCCCCTACCTCATCGACCCGTACACCGGCGAACGTTCCTACCTGAACCCGACGCAGCTGTCCGTCCTGCGTGAGAGTGGCGACCGGCCCGGAGAACGCACCATCGAACAAGGCAGCCTCGACACCATCCCGAAGCGCGTTGGCAGCGTTGACCATGACGGGCGCGTGCTGTGAGCTGCCGTCACAACCCGGCGAACACGTGCACGTGTGGTCCGAGTTGCGATTCATGCCAGCACGAGCGACCAAGAGATGCCTGACTGGTTGACGGGGGTCATTGGGACCGCCGTCACCGGTGCGCTCGGATTCCTGACATGGATGGCGACCCGCAAGACCAACCTGACGAGCCGCATGGAAAAGCTCGAGAAGCGCATAGCCGACATGGAGCGACGCTACGGCCGCGCGTCCGATTACGTCGAGGTGCTCCGGGAGCACATCAACACGCGGAGAGATCCACCCGCGCCACCGTACCCAAGCAATTACTTCGAATAGGAACCGTATGAAATCGCAGAAACCAGTCGCGGTGATTGCCGCGCTTGCCGTGGCCGCATACCTGATTGTGAGCACCGTCATGACTACATCGCAGTCGGTCACGATCGGCAATCAGCAGGCGCTCATTCAGACGATGGGCGAGAATTCCGACGCCTTGCGGAAACAGGTGAAAGAAGCTGGAGAGTCGCCAGTCGCTCCCACCGCCGAGTACACGAAGGCCGAGGCGGGGAAGGCCGGTGACGCCGGCAAGGATGGGCAGCAGGGGCCGCGCGGATTCACTGGCGATCAGGGCCCACGTGGTGACATCGGCCCGACTGGCATCAACGGGCTTCTGGGCGTGCAGGGTGGCGCCGGATTGAATGGTGCGCCGGGATCGAATGGCGCGCCGGGGTCTAGCGGATTGGATGGAGCCGCCGGGGTTGACGGAACCGCGGGCGCTACTGGTTCTCCTGGCTCAACTGGTCCTATTGGTCCGACTGGTCTGACTGGCCCTACTGGTTCAACTGGTTCAACTGGTCCTGTTGGTCCTGTTGGTCCCGGCATTGCTTCCATCGAATGCCAACCGGACGGCACATGGCTGTTCACCCTCACCGACCAGAGCACTCGACAGGTCGCCGGTCCCTGCCGAGTCGACCCCATCGTTCCAAACAAGGAGAAACCATGACCACCACACCTACTCAGGTAGCCCGCCCCTGGACCGCTACGGCCCGCACAGCCCTACAGGCAGTAGCTGGTGCCATCCTCGGTGCAGCAGCCCTAGTCGCCGCTGTAGCCGTTCTGGCGCCGCAGTTCCTCGAGGCGGTCGCTGCGATCCTCCCGCCCGAATGGCTTGCATGGGCAACCGCTGCTGTCGCCACGATCGGTGCTGTTGCTGGTGCGGTCGCTCGCATCATGGCGATTCCCGGAGTGAACGAATGGCTCACGAAGATCAAGCTCGCCGCGTAGCACCCACACACACACGTCACCACCTGCCGCCTACGGGCGGTATTTGCACTTAAGGAGCAGTCATGGCCCTACCGTCAAATGTCAATCAGGGGCGCGTAATAGGCGTTTTCCTCCGCGCGCAGGTTGACGCTGGAGGGCTCGTGGGCATCCCTATCCGCGGACTGAATATCACGTTCACGCCCAGCATTCAGCCCGCGCGCGTCGTTAACAAGACCTCCACGCCGCCCGTCAGCATCATCATTAATAACTTCACCGCCACCACCAACGACGACGGGGTGCTTTGCGGCCCGGATGGTATGCCCGGCGTACCTCTAATTTCCAGTACCGATATCGACCTCAATCCCCACGATTGGACATGGGATGTTTCCGTAGAGGGATCGCGGTACGAGCGCGAAAGCTACAGCTTTAGCATGGGCATCAACGAGGTCGTGGATCTCTCTACCGTCGTTCGTGTCCCCGCTGACATTGGCGTCGACACCGCCGCATGGACCCAGGCAGTCGCTGACACTCTCGCGCTCAAGAACGCGGCCGAACTGAGCGCGACCAAAGCGGATACGGCTCGTGCTGCTGCTGTCGTCGCGAAGGACGCGGCTGCTGCTTCCGCTGCCTCTGTCAACAGGGGCGGCGCGAACGGTGTTGCACCTCTCGACGCGGGCATGTTGCTGCCTGAGGCGAACGTGCCAACCCGGTTGGCCACGACTCAACTCACTGCCACGATCGCGGCAGCCGTAGCACCGAAGGCACCGAGCGCGTCTCCAGCGTTCACCGGCACGCCCACCGGCATCACCAAGGCACACGTCGGACTGGCGAATGTCGACAACACATCAGATGCACTCAAGCCCGTGTCAACTGCGCAGGCGGCTGCTATTGCCAGCAAGATCGCATCAGGCAGTGGCGTTCCTCTCGGCGTTGTGACAGCAAACGTCGGGAGCATCTACACCGATACCGCCGCGACCCTTGGCGCTCGCGTGTGGTACAAGGCGAGCGGCGCTGGCAATACCGGGTGGGTTGTCCTCAACGGCGATACTGGATGGCGCGCGCTATACACGTGGAACAGCTCAGGCGCCAAACTTGGCACACCGATCGTTGGCATTGAGCCGACCACTGGAGTAGCCGGGGGAATCTACATACGGCGAATCAGTCGATACCTGCGAGTGCAGATAATCGGGGCCACTTTCAACGCCAGCGCCACCATCCCGCCGACTGCCGGAATGGCGGCCGAAGAATCACAATCCATCCCTGTTCTACTTTCAGGTGCGTGGGCTGTTGCGAATGTCGGCACGCACGGCGTAACGCTTGGAGCGGCAGGCAGTGTTGCGTCGGATAATCCGCGCGTGTTTATAAACGTGACTCCTGGCGAGGCATGGCCGACCTCATTACCAGGGACGGCAGCGTGATTTTCACCCGAGCCAATCCCTAGGCAACACCTGCACGACAATGCCCCGCTGCTCAGTCCTACGACTGGGTGGCGGGGCGTTTTTCTTTGTCCGGGAGACGTGCCAGAAAGTAATGTCCCCCATGGCTTGACAATGGCTGCATTGGCGCTAGTCTCTGAATACACCCAAACGAAAGAGCCCCGCAGGTAGTCAAGACCGGCGAGGCTCAGCTCCACTCAAGCGATAGACAAGAGAGGAACCCACCATGAATACTAATACCCGCGTCTTTGTGCGTAGAAGATCCCTAGCCCTCGGAACGCTGACCGGGGCGGAGTGGTTGTCGCACGGCAGAAGAAGACGCAGCGGGAGAGCCCGCAGAATTGAGTAAGCATGAAGAGCACAGAACCGCCCGCAACCCCGAAGACGCGGGCGCAGCTTCAAGAGTTCGCAGCGAGGGTCGAGGCTGACCCGAGTCTCACCCTCGCCGGCGAACTTACACGCAAAGGGGATCAAATGTGGGGAAACGCTTTTACTGAATATGTCACTATCGTTGACGGAGATAGCGAGCCCTACCGGATTATGGAATCTGTTGCTCGAAAACAAGGGGGAACATTCTACCTGCCGCCCGGTACACAGGTGGAACGTGGAAACCTGATCATCTTCCGGGGCGATCCCCATATTGTTATTGATGTCACTGTCCGGCTTATAACCAGTGTTGCTAAAGCCACCACCCGAGTGCCGGGCGCATGACCCCGCCCAAGGGCCCGAACAAGCGGGCCAAGGGAAAGGGCACTCTGTTCCAACGCGACAATGGGTACTTTGTGGGCACCGTACGCAAGGCAGACGACACGGGAAAGCGCCACTCAAAATCTGTCGGATCATGGGATGAGGATGTCGCAGAGGCCAGGCTGGACGCGCTAGTAGCTGGCGAGCCATTGCCCGAGAACCTGGCACAGCTTCACGAGGTCAAAGCCGCCGTCTACGACACCGCGGCAGCGAACCTCGATGGCAAGGGGTACACCTTGCGAGAGGCACTCGCCAGCAACCCGTATAGGCCTCAATAGTGTGTATTCGGTGTGGCACGCTGCCACACAGGGGGGTATAAAGATTATCCGATCGGATATGAAAGTGCCCGAAAAGTGCCCTAATTACGGCAATCTCGACCCGTAATGTGGGTTCGAGTCCCACCACCGGTACCAGAATTAGGCAGGAAAACCCCCGGTAAACGGGGGTTTTTTGCTTCTCTCCCACCGGATCATTGAGGCCATAACACGCATCCATGCCACACGGTGACTGGGTTTCACGGTAGAATGAAGGTGAGTTATAATGCCGGGCTGTGTCACGCAAAGGGGATCAAGTGTCAGGAAGCAACGAGAAGCGACTGCCGCCGCACATCACGGAGGATGACGTCAGGCTGATATGCGAGATCACCCTTCCATCAGTGATGAATCCGCTACTTGCACAGATCGCTGATCTCAAGATCGAACGCGACGCGGCGCTGGCTGTGATTGCGGGACTTGAGGGAACCCTGCCAGAAGTCTTGGACACAGCGGAGAGTGCCGTCTACCAAATCCACAGCGAATGGGGCACCGGGATTCTGCCGGATGACGACGAGGACTTGGTAGCGATCTACAAAGTGCGTGCCGTTCTCTCCAAGGCCGCCAAGTGACCGCCGAAGGTGGAGAGCGCGACCGTACCGCACTGCGGATCGCCAAGCTTCTCTTCGTCAGCGACATCTCCAATGGGTCCGGGTCTAATGCGCCCGAAATCATGGACGCTTGCGAACGCGCAGCCAAGCTTCTCCTGGCGAATGGGATCGGGGACGTGACGTTGGTGTATTCGCCATGACCCCACCTGCCCCTCACTCTTGTTCCGTCCGCCCGCGTGCCCGCGCTGACGGTTCCGTAGCGCATGATGTCCGCTACCGCATAGATGGTCGCAGTCGCAGCGTATCGTTCGCGTCCGACAAGGCAGCGCAGAAGTGGGCACGCATTCTTCGTGCGATCGGTCCAGCCGAAGCCGTGAAGCTGCTGGGTCGGGATCTCCGAGAAGAATTGCAGACCGTCGCCCAGTACGCCGACCACTACATAAACGCGAAGTCCGGCGTAGAAGGCAAGACCCTCGACCATTACCGGATGTTCATACGCCTGCACATCGGGCCGACGATGGGCGACCTGCCACTGGATGCCGTGACCAAAGAGATGGTGGCTGGCTGGGTCAACTTCCAAGCCGAGGATGGTCACGCGGCAAAGAGCATCAAGAATCGTCACGGGTTTCTCAGCGCCATGTTCCAAAGCGCCGTTGACGACGAGTTGATCACGCGGAACCCGTGCGCGAAAACTAACCTGCCCGATTCCGAACGCGGCGAAATGGTGTTCCTGTCCCCCGACGAGTTCACCACGCTACTCAGCTACATTCCCGTCTGGTATCAGCCACTCGTGCAGATTCTCGCGAACACCGGCGTTCGTTGGGGTGAGGCGACGGCATTGAAGCCGGGCGACTTTGACCTGGACGCTACCGACCTCGCCGGCGACCCGCAACCCACTGTCCGCATATCCCGAGCGTGGAAGTCGTCAGTGGCTCGCGGTTGGTATCTGGCAGCCCCGAAGACGAAGCGGTCGAAGCGGCTCCTGACGCTGCCGGTGGACATGCTGCCAATTCTCCGGCCACTGGTGGAGTCCGGGCGCGAGTTCGTATTCACGAATTCCCGTGGCGGTGCGATCCGGCAACAAAACTTCTGGTCTGGCGTGTGGAACCCTGCGCGAAGGCTCGCCAATGGCCTACCACCGTTCACTGCCGCCAAGGGGAGCGCGGATAAGCCGTGGGAGGCACGATCGATGGGGGTATGGGATCGTAAGCCCGCAGTCAAGCCGCTAGGGAAGGTGCCGCGGATTCACGACCTGCGCCACTCCTGCGCGTCATGGCTGATAGCTGACGGCATCCCGCTCACGGTCGTGCAGTTACAGCTCGGGCACGAGTCGATCAAAACCACGTCGGATATTTATGGACACGTGACCCCTGGCATGATGTCGAGCGCTGCGAAGTCACTGGGGCGCACGCTGGCGGGCTCGATGCCGCAGCTGCTCCCATAGTGCCCCCAATTGGGGGGATAGACATGTATAAACCCCTGATCGAGGGTCCTCTTTAATGAGGACATATCAAAAACGAGTGTCGGGGGTGCCGCTTAGGGTTGAACCATGCTCTGAGAAATCACTCTGGCATTGGGAAATTCTGGGGAAATTCATGCCTGAGGAATACATGGAAAACGTTCGCGCAAGACTGGAATTCGTTTCAGTGACTGCGGGCGTGCCTTGCTCTGTTATCGCTACGATCGCAGCCGGCGATATGTACGTCGGCAAGATGTTCGCCTTGATACGGAAAAGCGGGGCGAGCTACGAGGACGTGTTCGCCACTCGCTCTTCGGTCAACCGCGCCACTTCCTGAACGGTGATGTCGAGCCCGTGGCAGAGGGCGACGAGCTCGCTGAACTGCATCGGGCGGTGACCGTTTACTAGGCGCATGACTTGCTGGTACTTCATGCCGCTGACCTGGGAGAGCTCTAAAAAGTTCATCTTGAGCTGTTTCTTGCGCGCGAGAAGGACTGAGGCTAGGGCGTTGTCGTAGTCTTCGAACGACGGTGGGGCTATTTCATTCACCTCGGCATCTTATTACCAAATGGATAATCCGATATACCCCCGAACTGGGCTCGCTCTGGGCTTGCGCAGATTGTCCAAATGGATAGTCTTATCTACATGGATAAGCCAACAGCAACACTAGCGCAACGGATCAACAGCACCAGAAGAGCCCAGGGGGTAACGCTAACCCCCCTCGCTGAATCAACGCTTCAGACGATGCTCGAATCTAAAGGGAACGACTTCCCCGCCTCATTCATCTTCATGCTTGCCCACGAGTTGAAGGCCGACGCCGCCTCGTGGATGACAGACCTACCCGCTGCATCCAAGCCGGTGCAGGTAGCAGCATGACCGCCCTCGATGATGTCAACACTCTCGAGGACATCAACACCTTAGAAGAGACTGCCGAATACCTGAAGATCAAGCCGGAGAAACTGCGCCGATTGGTCAATCAGAAGCGCATCGCCTGCCTCAAGCAAGGCAACTGTCTCACCTTCCCCCGCGCTGCGATCCTCGCCTACGTAAAGGCCCATACCATCGCCGCCACTCCCCCAAACCCGCACGGACTCACGGACGCATCTGCGCGTCGTATCCGCGGGCGGGCTGCCTAACTAGCCCCACATTCGCGCCCTGCCACTGGTAGGGCAATCCGCCGGCGATTCGTTTTTCGGATGCACCGGGGCCCGTCGTGTCCTCAACGATCTGCACCACCCCTCGCCCCGCTGACTAGCGGCGCACCCGTATCTCCGTTCACGCGGAGCATGTTCGCCCCCAGCACTATCGGGGGTTGGACTCGGCAAAGAAAAGAGGGCTGGCTATAACTCAACAGCGCTTTTGCAGGACCGGCTTAGAGCTCGCGATGGTTTTCGAGCTATCGGCTGGTCGTACCAAATCTTGACTCAAACGGGGACTGGCCCGCATAACCCAGTCGGCGGCGCGTCCGTTATAGGAGTGTCCGGGTGGACAGATACACCGCAATCCCGGCGTCGCACTCACCACGAGCAAGGAGGTCAGCATGGCCGATTTCGCCATGTCGCATCACGCTTTATCCCGCGCGGTCGATATGGCCGTGGACGCATCCGAGATCCTGGCTGCATTCCAGCGGCCGCGCGATCGGTTCTATTCGGCTCGCACCCGTTCGGAATGGCGCACACGAGGCCGCATCACGGTCTGTGTCGCTGCCGGTGCTGACGGGATGCCAACGGTTACGACGATCCTCTGGGCCAAAGCGTCCGGGTGGGTTGCTGACGCTGAACATCCCAGCGCTACCGGCCGCAACCTGTACGACCTCGCCGGCGCTAGACGCATGGCGAAGATGCGCAAGAAAAGCCGGAACCAATAACGCGCACGACCAACAGAAGGAGAACCAATGAAGAGGTTTACCGCACTCGCCGCCGCGTCACTCGTGATCGTCGGGCTGGCTGGCTGCTCATCGTCAGCGGCCGAAGTTACACCCGGAAACAAGCTCACCCGAGTCGATTCCTACGACTCGGGCTACGTCGAAACGCCGCGGGGCAAGGTCTTCTGCATTGAGGGCCCCAGATACGACCTGTCCTGCGACTGGGACAACGTAACCGCCAACTAGCAACCAACGAAAGAACCCCCTGCGCGAACAGGGGGCCATGACACAGAAACGAGATTCACATGCCCAATCAGAATACCGGCAAGCACGTAGCTGAGCCAACAAGCCTCGCGCAGTCCATGGAGCGAGCAGAGAGACTCCGGGAAGAGTTGAACGCCCGCATCGGCATTAGAGGTCGCCACAGTTGACGACCAGAACCCGCGACCCTCACACCTCACACGAGGCAGACGAGGCGATCACCGAGGACAACCTCTCATCCCTTCAACGCTGGGTGCTCGTTCATCTCGCGAAGGAACCGCAGACAGACGGCCAACTGGTCGCCGCTCACCTCAACGCGTACTTCTACAAGGAAGTCACCGCACGAGCCACGCCGCAACGCATTCGCACCGCACGCAAAGAGCTCGAACTGCAGGGCCTCGTGAAGTTCACCGGCGAATACGGCCGCACACCATTCAACCGACGCACACAGATTTGGAGTATCGCATGAGTAAGAAAATGGGATCAACGCCGCCTGTAACTTCTGGCATCACCGAGGGAATCCATTGGGAGATCCGGCTCTCACCATTGAAGAGCTGCGGCAATGGCTACGTGATCGTACCTGAGTCGCACCCATGGTTCGGCAAGGACTACGACGAGATCGAAGTAGAGATCCACGGCGGGCTGACCTACGGATGCCATGAGGGAAGGGTTGGATTCGACACTGCACATGCCTGGGACGACTGGTCATATGAGGCTCTGGCAGAGATTGGTGGTAGCACGGAGTACGTGCATCACTATAACGATGCTGAAAACTTCTGGGATCTGGAAAAGCTGACCCGCGAAGTTGAGTCATTGGCGCTTCAGGCCGCGAATGCGGGGATCGCATGACTCGCCCTCCCACCCCATACCCCGCCGAACCGACCCACGGTTCGCGCATCCTCGAATCCGACCGGCACCGACGCATTGCACGGCGCGCCCACCTCCGCGAGCTCGAAACCGTCTCGTTCATCTTACTTATCGGTGCGCTCCTTGGCGCCGTAGTCGTCCTCGTTTCCAACCTGATCGCAGGGAGCATCGCATGAGCATAAAGATCGAATCCACATCCGCAGCAACCTGCCGAACCAATGGCCTCGTGGTCGGCTCGAAACTTGCCAGCAGCACCAAGCACGGGCAAGTGTCTATCGAGATAACCCACATCGGCACGTATGAGATCAGAGCGAAGACGCTCAGTGACAATCTGCGCGGGCCGAGTGACGCAGAGCCGTACGAGCTGCAGACGTGGCGCAACTGGACGGCAATCGCATGAACCCCTGCCAAGTTTGCAACCGTCCGATGCGCCAGTTCAAGCAACTCGCCATCGACTATCCAGGCACCGTGCGCATGTCACGTGTCGGCATGTGCCAGACCTGCTACCGGCATGAAACCGGGCGGACCACTGCCCCAGCTGCTCCCGTATATGTGCACGCCGAACTGAGCGCGTACACACCGGCGCAGACGAAGCGGGTCACGGCGCTGTTTGGGCGTGACGTTGAGATTATGCGGATGTTGGGGATGGTCAAGTAATGGCAACGTCTGGCGAGAACGTAGTCAGATACACGGTCAACACAGTCTGTTCAGTCGAGATCAATTTCTTTCAGCAGTTCCCGAAGCCATGCAACTGGGACGGCGATGTCGACGTGTACGTGGACAGCGACAACAGCGCGGTGTTCACGTGTGGGAACGGGCATCAGAACGTGACGACGTGGGATGCGATTGGGAGCGACGAATGAAGCCTTACTACCAAGACGATCTGGTCACGCTGTATCACGGGGACTTCCGAGATCACCTCGACATCCTGGCATCTGCGAATCCCGACGCGATCGTGACAGACCCGCCCTATGGCGAGACCTCCCTCGACTGGGACGTGTGGCCGACCGGTTGGCTCGCTGAGGCCGCGAAGATAACGGACAACCTGTGGTGCTTCGGATCGTTCCGCATGTTCCATGAGAGGGCTGCAGAGTTCGTGCAGTGGAAGCTGGCACAGGACACGGTGTGGGAAAAGCACAACGGTTCGGGGTTTCACAACGACCGATTCAAGCGAGTGCATGAGTTCGCGGTGCAGTGGTATCTCGGCGAGTGGGGCGCGCTGTATAACGACCCACCGAAGACTGCCGACGCCGTGCGCAAGACAGTGCGCCGTAAAGAACGCCCGACACACATGGGCGCGATCGCAGGAACGAACTACGAAAGCACGGACGGCGGCGACCGAATCATGCGGTCGGTTATCAAGCTGAGATCCATGCACGGCAAGGCGATCAACGAGACAGAGAAGCCCGTGCAGCTCGTGAGTCAGTACATCATGTGTTCGGTTCCGGCAGGTGGACTCGTAGTTGACCTGTTCGCTGGGTCGGCAAGCGCAGGAGTTGCCGCCCGCCAACTCGGTCGCCGAGCCTTGCTATTTGAGAAACGCGAGAGCCAATGCGAGGCAGCGGCGAAACGGCTTGAACGGGAAACCGCACAGCCATTCGACCTCGAGGCGATCGCATGACCGCGACTCACTGGCTACTAATCCTGTTCACCCTCGGCCTACTCATGGTCGATCTCGGCATCGTCACCAACCCGATGCTGATCCTTTCCGGCGCGCTCTTCATGGTCACGCCTACTGCTATCGGTCTCATGGCCGCGATTGAGAGAATCAAATGAACGACATCGAATGGCAACCGGCCATGTGGTCAGCCAGATTGCTTGGCACGCGCATCAAGGTCACGGACGGCACGAATGAGATCGTCGGCGAGCTTACATCGATCGCTTCTGGGAATCACCAGATCGTCACTAATTACGCCGGAACCGTGAGCTTGGGACGTCCGGGCCATTGGTCAGTATTCACGGAGGTTCCGCCCGTGGTTCTGCCGACTGACGATGACCTCTACCGTGCCCTCGATGGGTCACTGTGGCACCTTGCGGATGGAAAGTGGTGGGGTTTTGGGGCCGATGAACCCTATGCGCTATGGGAGGCCGAATTGCTTATCGTCTTGCCACTCACCCGCCTACGCCCCGAATCCGAAGTGGCCGCGGAGGTGCTGGCTGCGGTATCCACGGCACTGAACCTGCGAATGGTTCCCGAGCAGGGCACCGGGCGCGTTGTTCTGTCGGTCGGCAACTTCACCGACGACCTGAAGAAGATGCGCACTAAATGGGCCAAAAAGTGACCCCCCTCCCCGTATCCCACACCATCCCCCAGATCATCTTCTCCGACGCGCCCCTCGTGCTCAATGCAGCCGGTGCGGCACTCGGGATCGACTGGGAACGCATCGTGAAAGAGAGCAAGAAATGAACGGATCACACCTTCAAGATTCACGGGACAACGTCGTGAGCGCGCTGGCGAATGCGAACATGCACGGCTGTCGACTAGATGCCGCCGAATTCGACCTCGCCGTGGCTGCGATTCAAGCACAGCAAGCCCTCGCCGAAGCAACCCGCGCCCAAACCCTCGTGCTCGAACGCATGGAGCGCAACGGGCAGACGAGAACGGTGGGACTGTGAACGCCACAGGCGCACCCACTACCCCCGCTGAGATCGACTTGCAGCGGGGGTCAATTGTTCCCGGTGACCCCGACCTGAGGATCTGGCGGGAGTTAGAGCAAGGCACGGACGAGTGGCTGGATGCACGTTGCGGACTAGTCACGGCATCGACAATGACCAAGCTCGTCACGGCCACACTCAAGGTCGCGGATAACGACACGTCGCGAGGGCTGACGATGACCCTGGCGATAGAGCGCATGACTGGTTTTGTCGAGTACGTGCACCCTTCATTCGAGATGCAGCGCGGGTCCGACGATGAGCCTGACGCGCGCGCCCTCTACGTCGAGCATTATGCGCCCGTCGCTGAGGTCGGATTCATGACCCGAAGATTCGACGGATTCACTGCCGGATATTCGCCAGATGGATTGGTTGGTAGCGACGGTCTGATCGAGATCAAATCGCGCAAGGCCAAAGAGCACATGAAAACAGTCCTTGCTGACCGTCCGCCATCCGAGAACGTCGGGCAACTGCAACTCGGGCTTCTCGTCTCAGGCCGCGACTGGATCGATTACGTGTCGTATTCCTCAGGCCTCGCGCTCTGGGTCAAGCGCGTCTACCCCGACCCCGCATGGGTGGCAGTAATTCGGGATGCACTCAGCACGTTCGAGATCAACGTGGCGAGCATGACCGCCGACTATCAAGCAGCAACCGAGGGCGCACCCATTGCGCCACGGATTGATCACGACGCCGATATGGAGATGTCGCTGTGAGCGCCGACTGCACCTGTACCAAGTGCGCCAACCACGGCATGTGCAGAGCCGTCGCGGATCAACCAGACGGCATGTGCTTGTGGTGCTCGATTGAAGTCGCGGTCGAGAAGAAGTGGTCGGAAATGCTGACCGAAGAAGCGGAAATGAACAACGAAGAAACGGAAGCATGACCATGGATATGACCCAAAGCATCGCCCCCAAGTCCGACCAACTCAACGCTGACGATCTCATGGCCGGACCTGTCACCGTGACCATCGCCGAAGTCAAGGCAGGCAGCGCAGAGCAGCCGGTCGACGTGGTTCTGGTCGAGTTCCCCGGTCGCGCTTACCGCCCCTCAAAAAGCATGCGCCGCGTCATGGTCGCATCCTGGGGCAAGGAAGCCGGAGCATATGCCGGCCACAGACTCACCCTTTACCGCAACCCCGAGATCACGTTCGGGCGTGAGAAGACGGGCGGGATTGAGATCTCGCACCTGAGCCACATCGAGAAGCCGCTGACCGTCGCGCTGACAGCAACCAGGGGCAAGCGCAAGAACTTCACCGTGCAGCCCCTCGCAGCAGCAGTCACCCGCGACTGGCAAACCGATATGGACGCCGTACTCGACACGGTAACCCTCACCGCGCTCTATAAGGCAATGACCGCAACACCCGGCGCATACACGGACGAGCTCAAGGCAGCGTTCGGTGCTCGCGGTGCAGCTATCAAGGCTGCGGGCGAACCTGCTGAGGCTACCGAATGATCGCCCACTGGCAAGACTACGCGGACTGCACCAACACAGACCCGGACGCATTCTTCGCCGAAGTAGGCGTGAACACACCCGGTATTCGTGCCATCTGCGAAACCTGCCCAGTAACCGCGCAATGCCTCGAGGTCGGAATGCACTACAAATTCGGATTCTTCGGGGGCAAATCGGTAGCAGAACGGCGAGCAATGAGAGCGAGAACATGATCAGCATGGATAAAGGGTTGATGGCCGAGACGTACCAGGGACCGCCAGAAGCATTCGCCGGGACCCTGCACTTCGGCTACACCTCGCCGCCACTCACCGCGAACCAGCGGATGCACTGGCGCAAGAAGGCGAGCATCACGAAAGACGTTCGGCGGGCAACCAGTCTCGCCGCTGCCAGATACCCGGCATTAGGAAAGTGCCGCGTAACCCTGACATGGCTGGTTGTCACGAACCATCGCCGCGACGCCGACAACGTGGTGCCGACACTCAAAGCCATGTGTGACGGGCTGGTGGATGCGGGAGTGGTCACGGATGACACGCCGGATCAGATGGACAAGCTCATGCCGCGGATTGTGAAGCTGGGCGCCGGCGAAGGACCTGCACGGTTCGAGCTGAGAGTCGAGCGGATCTCGTGAACGTGCATAAGAACAGGAAGGAGGCACCCAATGGCCCGAATCAGATCGATCAAGCCTGACTTCTGGGATTCACCAGATACCGCGCGCGCCTCACTCCGGTGCCGACTGTTCTATATCGCCATGTGGAACTGGGCTGATGACTGGGGCATTGGTGATGCAAACGCGGGCCGCTTGGTGTCATTTGCATTCCCGAATGACAACGACATTTCGGCGGCGGATTATCCGACACTGCGTCGGGAAGTATCCGAATGTTACGGCGTGGACTTCTACGAGGTCGCGGGCAGACAGTTCTACGCGATCCCGACGTGGGAAACGCACCAGCGCACCGAAAAGAAGGCACGTCGGTCAAATCCTGGCCCCGAAGACGCCAACACCCCCGGAAACACGCGGGAGTCGAACCGTCCGACACTCAGTGGCGGATTATCCGACACTCAACCGCGGATTCCGGCACGAGGGAAGGGGGAAGAGGGAAGGGGGAAGAAGGAAGAGGGAAGTAAAGACTTGTCCACCTCCGGTGAACGTGAACGTGAAATCGAACTGTTTGACATCGCATGGAAGTCATGGCCGAAGCAAACCAAGCGCGCACTTGCACTCGCCAAGTTCAAGACGGCCGCGAAGAAGATCCCGGTTGCAGAGCTTGCCGAACACGTCATCAGATTCGGTGAAGCATACGCAGCCACAACCGCGGAGAAATTCACGCCCGGACTTGAGGCGTGGCTGAACCAAGGGCGATGGATCGAAGCGTTACCCGTCGCTGATCAGCAAGACCGCAAACCGACCCGCACCGATCAGAACCTCGACTTCGTTCAGGACCTGTACCGGCAGCAACATGAGCACGACCAACCGAGGGGAATCGAACAATGATCACCAAGCCTGAGATCGGAACGCTGCTGCTGTTTGCAAGCGGCCTCGACCGGTTCGTGCAGGTTGACCGGGTGACGACGGACGCATGGTTTCGTGTCCTGGCTAATCGTGACGTGACCTATGCGCAGGCTGAACAGGCGTGCATCGATCACTACACCGGCCCGGATGCTGGTCGACAGTTCACCGTGGCGCATGTCGTCGCGTTGGTCACCGTCGATAACCGGTCCAACCTGAACGCAATCGAAGCCGACGTGAGATCCGCAAAGGCACGCGGCCTTATCGATAAGTCGTGGCCGAGTCGCAACCTGCTCCCCCCTGACATCCGCGACGCACTGTTTACGCTGCGGGAGTTCGAGCGCAGGCAGGCATCGGATCGGCTCGCACTGGATCAGGGCGATGGTGTGCCGGTGGATGTCGGCACGGTTGGCAGGGTGTTGTGAACAGTTTCGAGATGTTCCTCGCCCAGGTTGACCCGGCAACGATCGCCCGCGAGTCATTCACTGGGGAAGGTCACCGGCAGATGGTTCGGGAGCACCTTGCGAAGGTGGCCCGGTTCGAGGGTGTGCTGCCGGATGTCTACGCGCTGGTTGCCGAGTCTCACGTGGTCAACGCACGCAAGCCGAAACAGCCGCGCAAACCGAAACAGACGTACAGGCCGGGTGGCAGCAAGTCGCTCGGTTATCAGGAATTACAGAGGGCACAAGCCCTCACGAAAAAGGAGAAATAAACATGGCAATCATCAAAATTCAGGGCACTGTCGACCGCATCTTCCAGGACGGCCGCTGCGTTAAGATCACCGAGAAGTCGACCAGTGGCGACAAGGAATACACGAACCGGTACACAGCATGGTTCGACCAGTCGCCGGGACTTGCCGAAGGCGATCGGGTAAACGTGTCCGGGTTCTTTTCCGTCAAGCAGGGCAAGCCGTGGACCGACCGCGACAACAACGAGCGCCAGTCCATCGACGTGAACGTGAACAAGGCCAGAGTCGACACGGGCAAGGGCGAGGAGCAGCAGCAGCCGAGTGCACCGACGACCGCACCGGCAACTGGCGGCGATGTCTGGAACGCGCCGACTGCCTTCACGGATGAGACTCCCTGGTAGTAGCCCGCACCTTCCGCACCACCTAGGCACCCACCAATCGGTAGGGGCCATTTTTTATGCGAATTTGAGGACAACATGAGCAAACGCATACGCACCACCCGCCAGGCTCGCAAGGCCAGGGCGATCGTCGTCGCACATACCGCCCTACGCAACCGGCTGCAAGCTGAATGGGATGGCCGTTTCGCGGATTGCATCTCATGGGTGCGGACGGAAGACAGCCGGGCTCAGGCGCAGGCATGGCTCGATAGGCGGGACGAGATGAAGCGGGAGGGGAACTGATGGACGTGATCGACGTGCTTTACCGTCTGCGCAATATGGCTTCGATCGAGGCCGACCGTCTGCGGGCGTATATCGCTGAGGCTCAGGCCGTTCTCGACAAGCTCGATGTCTTCGCGGATGACGCACAGGATGTCGCGCAACTCTCGGCGGCATCCGATCTGTTCCCCAGCTATAGCGCTCTCGTGCCAGAGAGGGCAGGACTGGCCCCCACCCCGCCATCTCAGCCCCTCGCAGCACAACTAGCACCACCAACCCGTACCAGCGCTACAGAGGCGCAGAGAGAGGACAGAGGATGAGTCGCACCCTGCACAACATACCGACCGAAGTTTTTCGGGTTCGGATTACGTGGAGCTATCCGGGAGGCATTGATCACACAGTCGATCTCGGACCGTATCTCAGCCTCGGTACCGCGAAGGCTTGCGTGACGAGGGAGATGCCGCAGTACTCACAGGGAAGGCGCGTTGGACGAGCTGAGATATTCCGGTACCAGTTGCAGGGGGAAGGGGAAGTGGTGAAATGACCGAACCGAAGACATTCCATGTCCTAATTAGCGAGCTAACTCAGGATCACCCGGTCATGGTGAATCGTGACGCCGGCCAGTCGGTGTGCATGGTGCCCGGACTGCTCGAGCAACTACGTGCTGCGATCTTCAGCGGCGGTGAAGGTGGCGGTGCTATCGGTGGCGGTCCCAAACTGCCGATGGATGCTGCGGCCGTGGATCTGCTCGCTGAGATCACGGAACAGGCAACCGTCGTACTCGCTGCCAGAACGCACGCACCGACCCCGTACGGCACCGCTGAGCATTACGTGAGGCTGTGGGCTGGGCAGACGGATGACATGACCGCCTACGTGCTCGAGGTGAAGGCGACGAACATTGACCGTGTGCCGCCTGTCTACCTCGAACGGCGCGAATACTCAGCGGTGCAACTCGCCGCGGAATGGGTGCGCCGGATTGAGGACTTCTTCAACCCGCCAAAATCGCGCGACATCCCCAACGCATGCCCGGAATGCGGTGAACGGTATGTCCTGCGTGTGGTCGATGGTGAAGAGAAGCGATCGTCAACGCTCAAGATCACGTTGGACCGCGAAACCGGCAAGTCAATCGGGGCGAAATGCGGGGCGTGCAAGGTGTCATGGATGCCCGATGAGTTCCTGCGACTGGCGGCGAGACTGGGGTATCCGGCGATGGACGACGCGCCGGAGAAAGACGTGGTTGTGACACGGGATAAAATGCGCTAGGATTGATCTTGCTGGCCAGGACTCTCACAGAGGCAAAGTTTCAGCCAAGATCACGAAGGGCGCCCACCATTACGGTTGGCGCCCTTTTTCTATTTAAGCTTCCCCTCTCAGCCACACCCGCTCACCTCACTGAAGACCAGCAGGCACAATCTCCACCATCTCCACTCTGGTGCCGTGCGCTGAGTCATGAAAACAGGCGGTCGACGGACTGACGGGGGATCTAACTTGCCGGGGTTGCTGATTCCCCCATGTAAACGGTGATGCTCGCCGTTGGAGCAAGTAAAACGAGCTGGCGGGCCTCACCAAAGGACGGTGAGGATTACGCAGGGCATGCACTCCCTGACCGCCCCCAACACTTGCCACCCGAACCCACACGGAACGGGCCGTACACCGGGAGCTCACCGGCGGCAGGAATCGAGCACGGCAACGGTGAAGCCGACGTCCCGAGCGAAAGCACGGACGATCAAACCGGAGCGTGTAGGCCAACATGGGCCGATCGGGCGCAACTCCTAGAGCCGAAATAAGTGCTGGTGGTCCCGCAGACGCATACGGGGCAATAACGGCTGATCGTCCAACAGGTGTGGCCTTCGCAACCGACAGACCCGATTCTAGAAACTCGCGGTAACTGGGATTCATGCAAGGTCTAGGACACCGGGAAGCGTCCCGGAGATGCGGTTCGATTCCGTGAAGCCGACAAAGCACACCGCAGCCCAAGACGCCCTATCTGTTGCCCCAAGGTAGGACCGAGACAGGCAAGGCTTACGGGTTCTCGAAAGAGAGCGAGTCACTGCTCAGGGGTAAAACTTTTGGTGCCGCAGCACACTATGTCATCCGCTGCGGATAAATGGGGACGGATATAAACCCCAGCCATTCAGCTACAAGGCTCCATTCGCGCAAGTAAAGGCAGGGAGCTATATGTCGCTGCTCGAAGATGCGCGTTATCTCGTCGACCTGAACAACGCCGAACTATCCGGCCGCGCGCTGGCTCTCAAGTGGCACACGAGTAAGTCATCCGTGAATGCGCAACGTGCCCGCCTGGAACTTGAACGCCAAATTGCTGGCGTCGAAAAGGCAGACCCGGCAGTCGGCAAGCTTTCCGGCCGTCTTGAGCTTGGCCCTGATGGCGGCACATTCATAGACGTGCAAACCGTCGAACCGATCACGGACTGGGCTGACGTATTCGCCCGGTTCAACCTCGACCCGAACGCATTCGTCATTGTTGGCGATACCGTTCGCATGGGGACTTGGCAGCAGTCCAAGGCGCTCGATGATGGGTCGCGCGATGTCGTGAATTTGTTCTCTTATCGGGCATCGTTTACGCGGCGCCACATCAACGAACCAACACCCGCCGAGACCGAAGCCACTCGCCGGCGTGTGCAGGCGTGGAAGCTTCCGCAGCGCATCCCCGGATCTGGTATTGGCCCTGAAGTTGCCGCGGTTGTCAACCTCGCCGACATGCAGGCAGGTAAGCACGAATCAGGCGGTATCAAGGGCCTACTGGATCGAATGCTTGACGGCATCGAAAACACTCAGGCGTACATCGACCGACAGCGCAAGACCGGCCGCAACATCACCGAGCTTGTCCTGGTCAACAACGGCGATCCTTTCGAGGGAATCGCCGGCAACTACGCGAACCAGAGCCACACCGTACAAGGTGGGCTTAGAGCGCAGATGAACCACGTACTCGACATCTGGGAAGCGTACTCACGCGAGCTCTTCCCCCAGTTCGACAAGGGCCAGTTCGTGACTGTGCACTGTAACCACACGCAGTTTGGTCGTCAGGGTGGCGCTGCAAAGTCGATCACTGGCGATGAAGACACCGGCTCGGCATTCCTTGCTGAGTCGCTGCAACGTATTCTTCGTGGTCGACCCGAGTTCGAGCATGTGAAGTTCACCATCCCGCACGACGAAATGAACGTGTACGCCGACATCGCAGGCGTACCGGTCGCATTCAATCACGGGCACAAGATCCCAGGCAACGACGCAAGCGGATTTGAGAAGTGGCTTAACGGTCAAGTACGCGGCGATGCACAAGCACACGCTGCACGCATCTGGATCACCGCTCACCGCCACCATTACGCCGCATGGGATATGGGTAGCTGCTCAGTATTTCAAGCTCCCTCATGCGAAGGTAACGACTCATCGAAGTGGCTCAGGGACATGAACGGGAAGCACTCACGTTCAGGGATTCTTGCGCTGCTGGTTGGTACGCACGATCAATTGGGCTGGTCTGATCAAGCGTTCTTGTAAGGGGATCTCATGCGCGAGTCCTGCTCATGCGGTGCGTTCGTTCAATCCATGCGCTACTCACGCATCAAGGAATGGCGCTCAGGACACCGGCATGATGTGGCTGAGGACGTTGCACCCGAACCGGATAAGAACGGGTCAGAGGCGCACACAGAGCGGGCAATGCAGTTCGACCATGAAGCACAGAAGCCAGTCACTGCACGCATTGGATTCAGCATGGAGGCAGCAGGGCGATGAGAGTCTGCTCCATCTTCGGCTGTCCCACCATGCACACCGGCAAGGACACGCGCTGCCCCGAGCATCAAGCAGCAGCAGACAAGGCACGGGGTACAGCTAAGCAGCGAGGGTATGCAGGCAATGGCCATCGGGCATTCCGTAACGGTGTGCTCGAGCGTGACCCTATCTGTGTGTTGTGTCATGCAGCACAAGCAACCGAGGCTGACCACCACCCCGACTCGAAGCGTGACCTACTCGAGCAAGGGCTAGACAGCAACGATCCTGAACGTGGTCGTGGTCTGTGTCACACCTGTCACTCACAAGCCACAGCAAGCGCACCATCGCAACGAGGCGGATGGAACGTGCGCGAGTAGGTGCTGAGCATGACATCGCCTTAGGCAGTCACAGGGGGCGTGCGAGAGGCACCTCGGATAGGGGGAGGGGCCTTGATCGCATCCTCCCAAATGACCGCCGGAGAGGGCGAACTAGTCGGCTGCATAATCTAGACGTTTTGCCCTGGGCGCAAATCGCCCAAATAAAGACCCCCGCGAGCTACTAACTCCGGGGGCATGACCAACCGGATGAGGGTTGATATGACTGAGTTTACATGCACAATGCCCGGCTGCGAAGTGACCATTATGTGGTCCGGCAGGGGTCGGCATCCGAAGTGGTGCGAAACCCACAGGAGTGGCAGGTCTGCGCGGGTTGCGCTGCCGCTTTCCGAGCAGTGCGGGATGGAGTCCTGCCTCAATAAGAGGGGCGTGCGGGGACTATGCTCACGTCATTACGCGGCGCAACTGCGAGCAGCGAAGATCGAATCGGGCTACATCGCGCCGACACACTGCATTTGCGGTGCCACTATTGCGCGGACGAGCTCTCGCGGTACGGACCCTAAATTCTGCTCTCAGAAATGCGTTGCAGAATCACACCGCGAGGAATACGCCCGAGCAGAAAAGGCCAAGCGCGAAGAGCTTCGGAGATCAGGCTCGCATATTTGCAAATGGGACCACTGCGGCGTGGTCCTATTGCACAGTAATAAGTGGTGCGACGAGCACCGGCTGGCGATGGCTCGCATCCACCGCGACACTGCACGCGACAAAGACGACTCGAAATGCTCCGAGATGGACTGCGAGCGGCCCGTGCGCGCACTGGGTGTTTGCAATATGCACTACAAGCGAATCCTTAGAACTCAAGGGCGGCTTCCGAATTCGCCATGGGATGAACGCAGACGGAATAACTCGCACATTCGGCGGGCTCGAAAGCTGGGCACTCAGTCGCATGGCGCTGTGCGCGTTTCGGACCTTATCGCAAGGGATGGCTTGGCCTGCGGAATCTGCGCCGAGCCGGTCGACCCCGCTCTGCTCTATCCAAACCCTTTCAGTCGGAGCGTCGACCACATCATGCCAATTGCTCGCGGCGGGGCGCACACTCCCGAGAACTGCCAACTAGCGCATCTGCGCTGCAACGTTTCCAAAGGTGACCGAGTCGCCTAATTTCCATGCCTCGCAATGAGGCCGGCGCAAAGCTGACGGAGGGCAAGACACATGGGTGGAGCACGCAGGGGCGCTGGACGCCCCGTTGATCCGAATTCGATGCGATCAATGATCAAGGGATTGGCGGGCAAAGATGACTTTGTCACTCTTCCTTCTGAAGGCCGCACTGATCCTCCGCCTGAATGGCCCATTGCCGATGTGACCGGCAACGAACTCGACATGTGGGGAAAGCTATGGAAGAAGCCACAAGCCCTCATGTGGGAGATCCAAGGCTTGGACTATGCCGTTGCGCTGTACGTTCGCACATACTTCGAGGCTGTCGAGCCCAAGGCTGTTTCGGGCCTCAAGACCGCAGTTCTCCGCATGGAGGGCGAGTTGGGTATCTCCTTACCTGGCATGAAGAGTCTCGGCTGGCAGATCGCACAATCCGAAAATGACCCGAACTTTCAAGACGTAAAGCCGTCGAAATCTGCTCGCCAGACGAAAAATAACAACTGGCTGTCTGCGGTGTCTGTTGAAGGGGCCTGACTACAAGGTCCCGCCTCGCACTCGCACCCTCGGCTATCTCGGCATCTGGTGGATTGAGACTCACTGTGTTGTTCCTGATGGTGACACTGCGGGTGAACCGTTCATGCCGACGATCGATCACAAGGTGTATCTGGCGAATTGGTACGAGGTTCGGCCTGGTGCTAAGGCTGGCGAGCGGAACACGGCTTTTGTGTATCGGCTGGGTCAGTGGATGGCGGCGCAGAAGGTGGGCAAGTCGCCGGGTGTCGCTGCTGAGGCGTGTCTCGAGTTCGTCGGTCCGTGTTTGTTCGATGGGCGTGCTGAAGAGGGCGAAGCGTATGTGTGCGCCGATCATGGCTGCCCGTGCGGTGAGATGTATTTCTACGAGGCGGGCGAGCCTAAGGGTCGGCCGTGGGCAACGCCGCGGATTCAGCTTGCGGCTGTTGTTGAGGATCAGGTGGAGAACACCTGGGGCGCTTTGGTCCCGATGATCGATGATGGCCCGCTGTCTAATTTGATTCCGAAGACGGGTGAGGCGTTTATTCGTCATCCGTCTGGTAACCGTGATTCGCGGATTGAGATTGTTACGTCTAAGGCCGATTCGAAGCTGGGCGCGCGAGTTTCGCGGGCGTTCGGTGATGAGACGGGCCTGTGGACTGATTCGAACAATATGAAGAAGTTCCAGCGCACTTTGCGGCGTGGTGCTGCGGGCATGGGTGGCCGCGTGAGCGAGTCGACTAACCCGTTTGACCCTGCTGAAAATTCGGTGGCGCAGGACACGTTCGAGTCGTCCCAGAAGGACGTATACAAGCACTACTTCCCGCCGCCTGTCGCGCTCAAGTTCGAGCTGAAGAGGGACCGAGAGCAGATTTTCCGGTTCAACTATTCGGGCTCGCCTTGGGTGGACATCCGCTCCATTGAGTCCGAGTCTGCAGCCCTGGCAGAGACGAACCCTGCTGAAGCTGAACGTTTCTTCGGCAACCGCATCGTGGCTGGTTCTGGTCATTGGGTGCGCGAGGCCGACTGGGTTGCTAAGGGGCTCGACGGCAAGGCAGGGCGTGGCGAACAGATCACAGTGTCTCCGCGAACGAAAGTGTGCCTCGGATTCGACGGTTCGGACAATAACGACTGGACCGGCATCCGTCTCGAAACTCTCGACTACTACCAGTTCACGCCGACCTATCTAGATGGCTCACGGCCGACGCTGTGGAAGCCGACCGACTGGGGCAATCGCATTCCGCGCTCTGAGGTTATGGCGGCGATGGACGAGCTCGCGAACAAGTTTGAGATCGTGCGCGGTTACTGCGACCCGATGTTCTGGGAAACGGAAATCGACACGTGGGGCGCCAAGTACGGCGAGAAAGTGTTCGTCAAGTGGCCGACTAACTCAATCGGCCGCATGCATGCCTCGCTCGAACGTTTCCGCACGGACATCACGAACAAGGACAGCGACTTTCACCACGACGCGGATCTTGAAACCAAGTTCCACATGCGTAACGCAATTATTCGCGCACGACCCGGCCAGAAGTACATCCTCGGCAAGCCTGCAGATCATCAAAAGATCGATCAGGTGATGTCCTCGGCGCTCGCTCACGAAGCAGTTTGTGACGCGATCGCTTCGGGCGCTCTGGATGCATCCGAAGACGAGTACGTGTATTTCTAGCCCGTTGGAGGGTCCCTTGGATTACTTGGAAGCCCTCAGGCTCACGAACCGGATTTACGCCCGCCTTGTCGGTCGTCGTCCGGTCTTCGATCGCCGCGAGCAGTATTACGAGGGCAAGCAGCCCTTGTCGTTCGCCACGGATGAGTGGAGGAAGGCGAACGCTTCCCGGTACGCCGGCTTTTCGGATAACTGGACGCGCCCCGTGGTCGACGCCGAGGGTGAGCGGATCAAGCACACTGGCTTGAAGCTCGGCAATGGCATGGATGCTGCGGCTGAGAAGCTGTGGAATCAGTGGCTTTACAACGAGATGGAGATGCAGTCCTCGCAGGGCTTCGTCTCGTCGCTGATCACTTCTCGGTCGTTCGTCATTGTCTGGGGCGACTCGAACGATGAGCCGACGATCACGTGGGAGCATGCGTCGGATGTCGAGATTGAGTATGACTGGGCCAACCCGCGCATTCGCAAGGCTGCGCTGAAGACGTGGGCTGACGAGAAGCTGGAATACGCGACTCTATACACGCCCGATCAGGTGTGGAAGTTCCAGCGGTCGCGCTCCATCGCCAAGGATGACAAGAAGTCCCAGGCTGAGCAGGCGAAGGTCGATGCTGTTTCTGAGGGCGGCTGGACCGTGCGCGAGGTCGCCGGCGAGGTATGGCCCTTGCCGAACCCGATCGGCGTCGTCCCTGTCGTGGAGATCCCGAACCGGCCGATGCTGCGTGGCGACCCTGTCTCTGAGATTCAGGGCGTCATGCCGATGCAGGACGCGATCAACCTGCTCTGGGCGTACCTGTTTCTCTCTGCTGATTATGCCTCGATGCCTGCCCGTGTGGTGTTGCACCAAGGCCCGCCGATGACTCCGATTCTGGATAACACCGGCAAGGAGATCGGCAAGAAGGCCGTCGACATGAAGGACCTAGCTGAAAAACGGCTCCTGTACCTGTCGGGACCTGACACGTCGATCGATTCATGGGATGCCGCCAAGCTCGACGTGTTCACGGACACTATCGAGATCGCAGTCGGTCACATCGCGGCACAGACCCGCACACCGCCGACGTACCTCGTATCCAAGACGGGCATGTCGAACGTGAACGGCGAGGGGTTGAAGGCGTCGGAGATCGGGCTTGTCAAGAAGACGCTCGAGTTCCAGACGTTCGCCACCCCGGCGCTGCGTGAGGTGTACCGCCTCGTAGCTCTCGCAATGGGTGACCAGAAGCTCGCGCAGGCGACACGGCTGGCGACGGTTGCATGGATGAACCCGGAGATCCGGTCTGAGTCCCAGCTTGCCGACGCTCTCGTGAAGAAGAAGCAGATGGGCTACCCGCTCGAGTACCTCATGGAGGTGGACGGGCTAGACCCGCTCGAGGTCAAGCGCGTGCTTGCTATGGCTGCGCGTGAGTCCGAAGAGGCGATGTCGTTCGGTGTGCAAGCTGCGATAGATTCCGAGGCACCCATTGAGCCAACTCCTTGATCTGGCGGTTGACCTGCAGGACCGGCGCGAACGTCTCACGCATCGCGCCACGGCTAAGAGTCTCCGCATTTGGCGGCAGGGTGACGTTGGCAACTTGGATGCGTCCTGGGATCGGATAGCGCCGACCCTCACAACGGTGGTCACAGCCGCTCAGGTGACCGCTGCACGCCAGTCGACGCCGTACATGAACGCGGTGTCGGAGGCGTGGGATTACGACGCACAGCGGGCTGTCCTGGTGCCTGAGGCGTTCGGCGGCGTCATGCTCGATGGGCGCGAAGTTGCCCCGGCATTGTTCGGCGCGGTCACGACGACGAAGCGAGCGATCGGCGCGGGCATGAATCCTGCTCGAGCGTTTGAGGTCGGCGCGAGTTTCCTGGCGACGATCATCGGTGCGGCCGTTCAGGACATGGGCAGGCAAGCAGACGCCACGCTCGCAACGGGCAAGGGCTTCACGCGGTATGTGCGTGTTGTCTCGGCAGGTGCATGCTCACGCTGCGCAATCCTTGCCGGCCGTGACGACTACCGCAAACCGTTCGATCGTCACCCGCGCTGTCGCTGCACGTCGGTTCCCGTTCCCAATGGACAGGGCCCACCTGAAGGCTTCCACGACACCCCGACTGAGTATTTCGAGTCGCTGTCTGAAGCCGAGCAAGACCGGGTGTTTACCAAGTCGGGCGCGTTTGCCATCCGCGAGGGCGCCAATCCGATCAGCGTAGTCAATGCCCGCCGCGGCATGACAAAGGGCGGCGAGCTCGGCGCACCTGCGCGACTCGTGCAGACACGCATCGGAGTGAAGGCTGACGGATCTCCGCTGAACGTCTTTATCACCGGCGAGGGCACGACCGCTCGAGGCGCATTCGCACGGTCCGAGGGCGCGGCAACGTTCACCGCTGCAAAGGAAGGTCGCTACCGCCGCACGACGACGCTGCGCCTGATGCCCGAGCAGATTCAGATCATGGCCGGCAACAACCCCGAGCGAGCGCGCGAACTGCTGGCGCGTTACGGATACATGGATTTCTAGCACCACCCATCAGTCGCGCAATGCGGCGACCAAGCAAATTGGAGCAACATGCCCACCGTAGAAGAAACCACCGCCGCCGAAGCTGAAGCCACGGCAGCCGCCGAAGCTTCAGCAGCTACTGCTGCATCCGCCGCAGCCGACGATAACGCTGGAGCCGAATCCCTCGGTGACGCCGGCAAGAAGGCCCTCGACTCGATGAAGGCGAAGTGGCGCGCAGCCGAAACGGCCGCCAAAGACTCCGCCACCGAGTTCGCCGCCTACAAGGCCACCGCCGAGGGTCGTGAAGCCGAGCACAAGCTCGACCAGGACAACCAGAAGGTGCGCGATGATGCACTCTCCGCAGCCAATCAGCGCATCCTCAAGGCCGAGGTGCGCGCTGCTGCTGCCACCAAGCTGAACGACCCCGCAGATGCTTTGCGGTTCCTTGATCTTTCCTCCTTTGAAGTCGGGGAGGACGGCGATATTGACGCCGCCACAGTCGCATCTGCGATTGACGACCTCATTGCATCAAAACCCTACCTAGCGGCGCAAGGCGGCAAACGGTTCCAGGGTTCGGGCGACACCGGCACTCGCAACGAGTCCACGCGTCCGGCGCAACTCAACGGGGAAGACCTAAAGAAGCTCAGCCCGCAGCAGATCGTTGCCGCGAAGAACGCTGGGCAGCTTGACGACTACCTCAAATCCTGAAACACCCCCTAACCGAAAGGAGTTGATCCCACATGGCGATCGACGCATTCAAGCCAGAAGTATGGTCCGCCGAGCTGCTCGTTGCACTCGAAAAGGCCCTCGTGTACGCAGCCCCCGGTGTCGTAAACCGTGACTACGAGGGAGAAATCTCCCAGTTCGGTGACACGGTCCGCATCACGTCGCTGGCCGACCCGACCATTGGCACGTACACGCCGCACACCGACATCGTCATTGAAGATGTCGATGACACCAACCTGCTGCTGCTCATCAACCAGTCGAAGTATTTCGCCTTCGCTGTCGATGACATCGAGGCCCGTCAGGCCCGCGGCGGAGTTCTCTCCGAGCAGGCACGCAAAGCCGCTTACAAGCTGCGCGACATCGCCGACCAGTACGTTGCCGGTCTCATGGCTGCCGGTCTCGACGCGGGCAACCTGCTCGCCGAGTCGACCGTCACCGCTGCGAACGCTTACGAGAAGCTCGTTGACCTGTCCGTAATTCTGGACGAGGACAACGTTCCGACCGAGGGCCGTTTCGCCATCGTTACCCCGAAGTTCCGCGGGCTCCTGCTCAAGGACACTCGCTTCATTGCTTCGGGCGACTCTTCGGGTGCCGGCGTTCGCGCCAACGGCCTGATCGGTGAAGCTGCTGGCTTCTCCCTTCGCGTGTCTAACAACGCCCCTGACGGTCCCGGCGTCGGAGCTGGAAAGCTCATCATCGCCGGATCTGACATGGCGACGACCTACGCCGAGCAGATCGCAAAGACCGAGGCGACCCGCAAGGAAAAGGGCTTCGCTGACATCGTCAAGGGCCTGCACCTGTACGGCTCCAAGGTTGTCCGCCCGACCGCTCTGGCTGCGGCTGACGTAATCATCTAATGCCGAAGATCAAGGGTCCTAACGGGCTCGTGCTCGAGGTGTCTGATGATCTGGCTGAGTCTCTGCTCAAGAACGTGGATGACTACGTGATTGTGGCGGAACCGAAGCCGAAGGCTGTACCCGCGGCAAAGAAATAGGAGTAAAAAGTGGACGCATTCGCTACACACACGGATCTCGGCTTGCGACTCAAGCGTGTTTTCACGGTTGACGAGCAGGCTTGGATCACGGCTCTATTGCAGGATGCGTCCACTTATCTCCGTGAGGATGTCATCGGGGCGCAGGTGTTCCCCCAGTCGTCGGCTACGTTTCAGGCGTGGCCGGATGGCGGGCGGGTTGATTTGCCTGCGCACCCGGTGGTATCTGTTGGTTCGGTCACTCGCGCCGGGCTGCCGATTACGTTTGAGCGCCGCGATACTGCCGTGTACGTCGACGGCAGCGAGCCGGTGGAGATAACTTTCACTTACGGGCACGCGCTCGCTCCTGCAGGCTTGAAGCGGTGGACTATGGTCCTGGTGTCTCAGGTCCTACTGCCGCTCGAGCTCAAGCTAGGTCTTACAGCTGGCGGTCTATCATCAGTCGCCATCGATGACTTCAAGGCGGCGTTCGCAGATGCCGGCGAGTCGACGGGTATCAGCCTGTCAGATCGCAACGTTGAGATGATCCGGCGCCAGTACAGCACGGGCACTCATGTTGTGGGGATGCGGTGAGCATGCTCACCGGCGCGCTGGCGATGGGTCGCGCGCAAGCAAACGCCCGCATGTCCGAATCCGTCACGGTCACAACTACCACCCCCGGCACGGTCATGGACGAGAGCACGGGCAAATACCCCGATGTCATCGTCTCCCACTACACGGGCAAGGCTCGCATCAAGTACCCAACACTCACAGTCTCCGAGCAAACGCCTGTGGGGCAGACTCTGGCCGCGCAGGACGTGACTCTGCACCTTCCCGTTGGCCTCGCATCTCAGGTGCGTGTCGATGACGTGGTGAAGGTGACGGGTTCCACCGTCGACTCTGACCTGATCGGCCGCACGTTCCGCATCAAGGGCCTCGCGCAGGCTGGTCAAGTCTCCGCGCATCGCTTTCCAGTGGAGTCCATCTCGTGAGCCCCGATTTCAACTTTGACGAGATCCGTTCGCTCTCTGCCGATCTGGGCGAGGTCGCCAATAACACCGGCCCGTTCATCAACTCCGCGGTCCAGTTCACGTCTCGGCTGGTCCGGGATGCGGCGCGCAATTCGGTCAAGTCTGGTAGCAACCAGTGGCGCGCTCTCCCCTCGGCGATCGACTATGAGATCACGGTCGGCGCGAATGGTACTGGCTCGGTGATTGAATCCGAGATCGGTTATTCGAAGGACAAGGGCGCTGGCAAGCTCGGCAACATTCGCGAGTTCGGCACCCCCTCAGTCGCCCCCCACCTCGACCTACAAACGGCACTCACTGACAACGAGGCCGACTTTGAAAAGGGCATCACGCAGGCCATTGACGACGCACTGAAAGCAGGTGGCCTTTGAGGGTCCACACCACCTGGCTCAAATCACGCATCCAGTCGATCCCCGCGTTCGCATCCAACACGTTCGTAACGGTAGCCCCCGCGAACACTCCCCTGCCATATGTCCTAATCCATCCCAGCGATGGCCGCGACATCTCAGACCGTCTCGCAGGCCCTGACACCGTTCAGAATCCGCGCTGGGTGATTCACAGTGTCGGCTCTACCTACGATCAATGCGCGTGGGCTGCCGAGCAAGTCAAGGCCGTTCTGATCATCGCTGGCCTCGGTGTCACGCCAACCATCACGGGCGAGATTGCAGGGCGTGTCTCGTACTCATCGCCGCAGCCGATCCAGACCGACGACGACGTAACGCCTCCGCTTCTGTTCCATACGGCTGAGTGCGGATTCGAGTCCACCCTCTCCGCGTAACCCAACCTCTTCACCGGCCACCCGGTCGGTGTCTCCGGCATGCCCGGAATCCATACCCCCGGCCCTCGGGGAACCGAAAGGAATTACCCATGGCTGATGTCGCTGAACTCTTCTCAGGACCCTCCGCGATTGACATGACCGGCAACCTCACGATCTGGGCCATCCCCGGTCGCACGGTTTCCCAGTCCGCTCCCTCGGCGGCGACTCTCGGTGGCGCCACGTGCTTTCGCCTGACCTACTCGTTTATGACGGGTGGGTACGTTCTGACCGCACCTCAGGTCAAGAACCCGGATGAGCGCCTGACCTCCCCGCAGGATCGCCAGTCGCTCGGGAAGATCACGCCCGACCTTGCTGACCTGAGCTACGTGGATTCGTCCGACACCGGTTCCGCTGCTGTGGTCCTCGCTGCTGGTGGGCTGTTTCAGCTCATCGAGCGCCGCAACGTGCCGCAGACCACGCTCGCGGCTGCAGCTCAGAAGGTGCGCGTCATCAACGTGAACCTCGGCCCGCAGCAGCCCGGCCCGACTGATGGCACCGGCAAGTTCGCGATCATGCAGACCGCTGCCGTTGACTCGCTGGGTCCGATCGTCGCGCTCGTCGTCTAACCATCACCTACTACCCCCAGGGCGTCTTTCACCGGAGCGCTCTGGGGGTTCCACTCTTCCGGTGAATGATCCGGTGAAGGATTCCCCATGTCTACGTTTGCTGAAAAACTCGCAGCCAAGAAGGCCGCACGACCTACAGGTGAAGTTGCCGTTCTGCTCGCTGCTGATCTCGCCACTGAACGCGACCGCCTGCTGGCAATAATCGAAGCTCCCGACCCTGACCCGCGCTTAGGTTCCATCCCGCCGTCTGTTGGCGCGCAGGAACAGCTTGACGCGCTGGAAGCAGCGGCCGGCGATTCGATCATCACGTTCCGATTCACTCAGCTTCCCGGTGACCAGTGGGCGGCGCTTACGTCGCTGCATCCGCCGCGAGTGAACGTTCCCATCGATGAGAGCTACGGCTACAACTTCGACGCCGCGACGGTCGCCGCTGCCCGTTACGTCGACGCCAAGGGCAACCGTTACGGCGTACGGCTGGAAGACGGCGAAGAGATCCCCCTGATCGTCACCCCGGCATCTGCTGGGGTTGCTGCGGTTGACGAGTGGGCAGACCTTCTCGACGCATGTTCCGGTCACGAGGTCGCGCGTATTCGCAACACCATTTGGGGACTGAACGAGTACCTGCCAAAGGTACAGCTCGAGGCCATGGGAAAAGCATTCGGAGCGACGGCGCGCTCCACGAAAAACTAGCGCTCGCGACCAAGCTTCAGGTCGCGCCTCGCCGCCTGGACGGGTGGGAGCCCTCGACGCTTGTCGAGTACGGCTACGACGACGACGGCCGCCTCGCATGGTCAATGGAGCATCGCGAGCCTGAGTTCGATGATGAGCAGGTCGCATGGTTGACCGCGTATGCCCGACTCGAGGCAGACATCGGGCCTCATGGTCACCTCATATCGGAGGCCACGTCACCGCGTGCACACCCGAACGAATATGACGGCGGCTACCGGTACGTCACGGATGCACCCATCACTGACTTCGCCGAGAAATCGCGGCTCGATCGCATCGACGCTTGGCGGGTTGAAGCGGGCGAGAAGGCCAACCTCAACGGGCTGATCTTCCGCACGCGCAAGGTCGAGGACTAGCTACACGTTTTTGCACGATCGCACCCCACAACTAAACACCGACCCGACGGAGGAATCATGGCCGATCGCGTCGTGCGCGTAACGCTTCAGGCACAAGTCGCCAACTACATCTCTGGCATGGACAAGGCTGCCAAGGCCACTCGCGAGACCGGCACTGAGGCTGAAAAGCTCTCCCAGAAGAAGGAAGCTTTCGAGCTTCTAGGGCGCACCTCCCTGGTTATGGGTGCTGCCATCGCGGCCGGTGTCGGTTTGGCGCTTGCGAAGTACGCCGATTTTGAGCAGGCGATGTCGAACGTTCAGGCCGCGACTCATGCAACCGCCGAGGATCAGAAGGCCCTTGGGGATGCAGCGATTGAGGCCGGCGCTTCGACAGTGTTCTCTGCTACCGAATCGGCCAACGCGATCGAGGAACTGTCGAAGGCGGGACTTGACACGTCCGCCATTCTCAGTGGCGCCCTCGCTGGATCTCTCGACCTTGCTTCGGCGGGTCAGTTGGGTGTGGCTCGGGCGGCTGAGATTGCTTCCACGACGTTGCAGCAGTTCAAGCTCGACGGTAGTGAAGCGGGCCATGTCGCTGACGTTCTCGCTGCTGGTGCGGGCAAGGCGATGGGTTCCGTTGACGACCTCGCCAACGGGCTCAAGTTCGTCGGTCCTGTCGCAAACGCAATGGGCATATCTCTCGAAGAAACCACTGGCGTGCTCGCGCTGTTCGCTCAGCAGGGCATCATCGGCGAGCAGGCTGGCACGTCTCTACGGGGCGTGCTGTCTTCGCTCACGTCGCCATCAAAGGAGGCGCGCAAGGAAATCGAGCGCTTGGGCCTGACGCTCTACGACTCCAACGGCTCATTCCTCGGTATGCAGAATGCCGCTGGGCAGCTCAGCAAGGCGTATTTGACGATGGACGACGCCTCACGAGATGCCTCGTTGGGCATCGTCTTCGGCCGCGAAACGATCACGGCCGCGACGACTCTCTACCAAGCCGGCGCCAAGGGTGTTGACGAGTGGACTACCGCTGTCGATGACTCAGGGTTCGCGGCCGAGACCGCTCGGGCTCGCCTCGACA